GTTTGTGCTTGTGGCTTTAACATACGGTGTGCTGTGATGCAGCGACTCGCCGTAGCCGGTGAAGAATACGATGCTTTCAGTGGAGTAGCGTGGGTCAGAAACGGTTGTCTCTATTGTGCCTGCTGCAAGAGTCCCATATCCAACACTGTTTAGACCACCATTAATCGTGCGATTCAGCACCTCAGATATTTCGCGGGTGGTCGCAGTGACAGGATTAAGCAGTCTAAAATTAGCGGTGCGCTGCGCTATTGTCATCGCGTCCCAATGCCCCTCGCCTCAATGTCAACCCCGATGGCCTTAGACCAGCCCCCGCTTAACGATAATCTAGCCCTGTGATACCGGCCCTGAGAACGGAACGGGACAAAACCAGCATCATTCGGTGCCGCCGCCGAGGTAAACACAGGCGTTGCAGACTGAGCGTTTCTGGTGCCTATCTGCATCGTCACATCACCCTCTTCATAATAGGGATACACCCTCGTGATCACAGAGTTCTTGCCCAATGACAGGGGTGCCTCTGATGTCTCGATTGTGGCGGCTAATGGTGCGCCAGTGAATGAATAGATTTTGTTCCCAAATGCACCGCCAAAGAAATACTGCCCGCCCTTAAAAAATCGGCTGTCAAGCTGAATGCTGATGCCATCAACGGTCGCGGAGAGGTTGTCTAGTGCGTCAACAGTGTACCCAGATGAAAAGATCGGGGAAAGCAAATCTGCCTCAACCTCTGCCAAAGACCATTTGTTTAGCGTGTAATTGTAGATGATTATTTTGTCTGGCTGGCCTGACGGAGACTGCGTGGATGTGTACGACCACATCGCCACCTCGTTAATCGGGTCAACTGAGGCAGACATGCGATAGTCATAATTCGAGTCAAAGTCGTTAAGGAAAAACTCGTTCACCTTTTCTGAGCCAATCGGAGCCGCGCTCTGACCGTTGAATGCGTAAAAACCATCCGAGGCCAGATAGAAAACTGTCTGGCCCACGTTGCACACTGACTCTTTAAAAGCACAACCGCGATCAGCGACAACCTTGTCAAATTGCCAGATCAAGGGTGGGCCGGTGTAGGTGGCTCGGAAGATCGCCTTCTCTGTGAGGACTGTGGCATACTCTCCACCGACCAGCCCCGTGATCGCGCCACTGTCTGGCAAATCTTGAAAGTCACTCTGGTTTGTGCCGGATGTCCAACTTGTTGGGTCATTAAACCCAGACCAGTAACACCTAAATGGTAAACGACCAGAGCCGGTGTCGATGTTTGCTGTCCAAACGAAATCACGCACGACTGCAATAAAGTCAGCTTTTGGCGGTGACCCAGCCAAATCCGCAAATACGCTAGACGACCCCAGAGTGAAAGACTGCGGCGTCTCTCCGATCCCGCCAGCAGCAATGACAGCATCGCCAAACTGCACAAACCGCCACCTTTCCGTGTCGGTCAGGGTATAGCCGCCACCCTTGCTGATGTCATCCAGATCATTGTCTGACGAGGCGTGCAGATACAGCTTTGTCGCATCACCAGCAAACAGCTTGGTGTTGCTGGCGGTATCTTTAGCCGCAAACAAGCCTTTGATAGTGCCTGTCGCAGCGTTGCTATACGGCACAAAGCTGTTCATTGAGTGATAGCCGGTTAGTGCTGGCATGACGTTTGTCGCAACGGTAACGCCACTGTTGAGCAAGTCTGCCTGATCTGGTAACCATTCCCCAAACTGGATCATAGTGTTGACCACCTTTCGTCACCGCTTGCAACGGCTGTCCATGTCTCTGCGCCGACAGGCACATCTGTCCATGTCTCGTTGCCGACATCCTCTAAAGACCAATCCTCGCCCGGCACAACCGCCTCTGTTTCCTGTGAAACAGTTATGGTTGACGCGCCCGACATAACAAATATGCCTGACGACTCGCCCAGAGAGGTAATCACGGCAGAGACATCTGCCAAAAAACTACGCACTGTAAAAAATGTCGCAGAGGCGCTAGAAGAAATTGCAGACGAGGCACTGAACCCAAGTATTCTTTGGAAATCAGCAGTGCTTGTCACCGCAACGGATATCGCAGCCGCAACCCTCGCAATAAACGATGCTGTGGCGGCTACAGAGGCGGCTGCGGTCACAGATGCTGCAAACCCTAGTATGCGTTGCACAATGCCCGTTGTCGCGGCTGAAATCGAGACTGCGGCGCTGGGCTGCTGGATACTTAAACCGTCAAGCTGCTCCAAATTGCCGAAAGAGTCGATGTTGTCCATCGTACCCCAATTGTCTAGCTGCTCAAGTGTAGCCACGCTGCGCTCCGTTAGGCCGCAGTGATGTCAAGGTCACCGGCATCAATCTTTAGGATGTCGCCCGAAGCAATAGTCTTTGCCGCAGAGAACGCGCCGTGGATCAGCAAGTTTCCTGATGAGGATGCGTCAAAAATACCAAAGTGCGAAACACTACCCCACGACCCCGTGGCAGGGTCAAATTGAACGGCGCCACTGTTTGATGTCGTTCCGCTTGACGCGGCAGAGAAGGTGGCCTGTTTGCGAGAATAGTTGTTGCCAGTTAACTCAGTGCCACTGTTGTCGTCATTAAACGATGCAGTCGCCAAGCCCACATACACATTTGTCGGCATTGTGTAAGCGCCAACAGACAGGATGTGGTCGAGGATTTCATTCTCTAGGTAGTCGGACATTGCAGACATGGTTTACTCCTGTGCCGCCGCATTTTGACGCTGATAGATACTGTTGATTTGGAGTGAGCCGGTGCCGTAGTGGGCGCGTTGCTCATCGACCTTGATCTCTTCAAGTGCCATTGTAAAACGGCTCATATATTGTGAGGCTCTTGTCTCATCCATCAGATAGGCATACGCCTCTGCCAGAGACCCGTAAAGATAAGCATCGGGGCTGCGAGACAGCACGTTGTTGACAGCATTGCTGTCAGACAGGGCAGTCAAACCGCCGATGTATATTATCTCTGCGGTGTAGCCACTGTCAGGGATGGGGCGCAGCTTCATTTCGCCGCCAACGATGCTAAACCCGCGTGGGCGTCCAGAGCCGCTTGACGGGTAAGCCTGATCCAGAGCCGTTGGGCTGTAATATGTGAGGACGGTCACGGGGTCGGTGTTCAATTTTACCTCGCGCACCTCGCGCAAGTCTGTTGGCAAATAGATATACTCATCGCCCGATGTGAGTGTCGCGGTGGATCGCTTCTCTTGTGATCGCGTCTCAAGTTCACGCGACATCCGTGCCTCTGCAAGCTGGATAAAATTAGGTATTTGCGCGGTAAGGTCGTCTCTCGCTAAAAAATTAGCGACAGCAGTCTTTAACTCACTGTAGGTGCTTATGCTCATATCGTGCCGCCGCCTGTCCTAAAGTCCCTGTTCTCGTTGTCGTTTAACCATTTTTTCCACGCCGCTTGGTTCTCGCGCATTGGGCCAATGGTCTCGACAAGGTGATTGTACACCACCAGAGGGATTTCAGCTACATGGCTCATGTGGCGCTGCGTATTGCCGATCATGCTGCCCTTACTGTATCCGCCAGACATTTGCTTGTTCAGCTTCAGAACATCGTCAAATCTTTGCTTCTGATGGATAACAGATGACCCATCGCTATTCTGCTCAATACTGACCTCTTTGCGTGTTTGCGGGTCTGTGTACAAGTATCGCTTCATGTTGTCCTCTCAAAAGGGCAGAGAGGGCGGTTACCCGCCCCCTCGCTAGTCTTAGGAACCTGACAGGTCGAAGATGCCACTGTGGGCCTTCGGTGCCAGAACCTTCAATGACCATTCAGTGATGAGCATTGTGGCCTGTGAGTCGCCTGTGTCACCCATGTCTTTCTCAGCAAAGTTGCGACCGTTTAGTGTGCATAGTGATGCAAACTCAGGGTCTAGGAGAAAGATTTTGTCGTTTGACATAAAGCGAGATGGTGTCGCCTCAATCGTGCCAAAATCGGTCAGGATGACAGAGACAGAGCCAACATAGGTGGTGGCTTTAGCAGCAGTCATGTTGACATCATTTGAGACAAGGTTGCCGGTAGCAGCCAAGTCAGACACGTTGGCACGGTTGGTGGCAGATGCCAGAAGCATAGATGGGTTACCGCCATCTGTCCAAGCGTCCTGCATACCGTCCTCAATCAATGCCAAGGTCAATGCGCGGTCATCTCCGTTGGTCACAGTGTCTGTGCCTGTGCCAGCAGAAAACGCACCAGAGCCAGCACCAACAGAGCCGTTGGTGATCCAAGTCATCAGCGAAGCTGACTTGCGTGGCTCAGAGCCAGAACGGGCCACGTTAGTGTCCGTGATGCTCTTTTCGATGTCGCGGCGAAGCTCAATCGCTTTTAACAGCTTTTGATAGTTATGCTCACGCTCACGACCGGCTGAGTCAACCGCGTCCAAGGTGCCAGATGTTGCGAATGATTTGACGCTGATCTGGTGGTAGTTACCGAGGCGCACAGTAGGTGTAGCCGCAGCAGTAGAAATAGCCGCGCCTTCATTCACATGGTTATCGGTAGCGGCTGCTGCCAAATCCTGCACTTGCCACTCGGTAAAGATACCGTTTGATGTCTCTTTCTTCACGTTTGAGAAGAAAGGTGTCTCTGAGGGGTCAATGCGGTAAATCACATCAGCGAGTTGCTCGCGCTCACCCACTGCTGCTGCTGTTGCGAATGTAGTCATCTTTTAGTCCTTCCGGGTCATTTGCCCATTAGATATTGTAATGCGGCATCAAAACTTCCCTCTTTTTCAAGACGGGCAAGTGATTGCTGCCGCGCACGGTTAGCAACCTGTTTCTTCGTTGTAGGCTTGCCAGCTTTAGCCATTTTCGGGGCTTTTTGGGCGCGTTTCTTAGCCGTGGGTTTCTTGCCTTGAAGATTGTCCCACTGCCACGCCTTATAGAGTAATTCGATTGCGCGTGCGTCAGACGCATTTGCAATCTCTTCCTCTGAAAACCCAATTCGCCGCTGGGCATACTTAATGACCTCTTGCCTTTCGGCGTCACGGACATTTTCGTCTTGCCAAGCTGGTATCCGATTAAGCATTTCCTCGCGCTGCGTCACCAGATGTTGCTTCATTCTGGCTTGCTGCTCTTGGGCTTGCTCCTGCTCTATGCGTTTCTGTTCTGCTTCAACTTGCTTGGAATACTCTTTCTGCTGATCCCATTCGGTCTTTGCTAAAAACAAATCACGCTCAGTCATTGTCTCGGCTAATGCTCTCCAGTCAGGCTCTTGCTGAGTTGTCTGCTGGATTTGGCTTTGCAGCACATCTAAGTGCTGCTTGTATGCGTCCCGTAAAGCCTTGGTCTGCTCCGCTTCGGCCTCAAATGCCTTGCGTTGCTCTGCAAGCTCCATAGAACGCTTTGTGAACGCCTGTTGGCGCGAATAGCCAGATTGTAGTTCGTTAAGGGTGACAGCGTGTTCCTCACCGTCAATCTTGACAGTGTAAAGCTGTTCCTCTTCGTCCTCTTCTTGCTCCTCGTCCTCGTAGGCGTCTTCGCCCTCATCGACATCATCATCTTCGTAGTCATCATCGGGGGCGTCTGCCGTTTCCTCTGATGCTTCAAGTGCCTCTGTCTCAGGCTGTTGAGGCTGTTCAGCCTCTGGCTGCTCTTCCGTTGCATTATCCTCTGGTGGGGTGCTTAGAAGGCTAATTGCGTCATTCATTGAAAGGGTGCCGGTCTCTGTCGAGTTGTCGGACATAAAATCACCTGTGTCTGTTGTTAAAACTATCTTGTCGCTCGATTTCATCAATCTGCATCTGGGCTAACTTACCATCCTCTATAACTGTTTGGAAATAGCCTCTTAGGGCATCCAAGTTTTGCAGAAACTGATAAACCCTCTCTCTGCTCTCCGTGTCCTCAATTTGGCTCTTTCTCCAAGCCTCATAAAAACTTTTCTCCAGATAGCTAAATGCGTCTTGAAAAACCTCATTCCTTAGCAAGTCCTCTGCTTTGGAGGCTCTCTCAACCTTCTCCCTGTTGGTCATAAATACTCCCTATAAAAGTCTGTATTCTGGCCCCATTTGAGGCGGCGCTTTGAAATACGATGGTCGTGTGCCAACAGACTGCCGGAACGCAGTATTCGCCGCACCGTAGTCCTGCGGTGATCCAAACCCAGCGCCATATCGCTGGCTAAACTCAAGCAGCCCGGCGGGTGCCTGATCCAGCAATCCCATCCGCGCATATGTTCCGGCGGCGGGGGGTGCAGTCACAGCCGCGTCATCAGGGCGGGTGACCAACCGGCAAGCGTTTAGCTGCTGGTCAAAAACATAACCATCTGGGCATCGCCCCGTCTGAGGCTCCGGCGCTGTCAACTGTGGCATCTGACCGTCTGCCTCGCCCGGTGTGTTTTGTACTTGGAAGGGGTCAACACCAGTAAAGATACCACTTGCATCTCTAAACCCAGTGATGTTGCCGCGTAAATCCCTGACAACGCCCTGCATGGCTGCGGGGACTTGGTACGGGTTAAGCTGAGCAACCTCGCCAAGTTTTGTGGCAAGGTTACGCAAATTAACGTCTCTCATGCCAGACATATAAAACGGTAGGCCCATTGGCGCAGGGGCCGCTTGACGCCTTTGTATTTCGGCAATGTCGGCTTGCAATTGCCTCAATGCGGCCTGTTCGCGCTCTGCCGCCTCTGGCGCCCTTGGCGCTGTTTGCGCGGCGGCGTAGATTGCTCTCTGCCGGTTTATCTCAGCAGCTTGCCTTGCCCTTGCAGCCTCTGCTGCCCTTTCGCCGCCAGCGTCCCTCTGCTGTGATCCTCTAGCAGTTGTTGATCCCTGTGCTTGTGTCAAACCTCTTGGTGGCATGTTAAACCCTCGGCAAGTTGGTTGAGATTTGTGCGTCTGTGACAGCCTTAGCCACACGCAGTTCGGCTTCGGCTTGGAGTTCCTGCTGCCGCAGTTCAGCGTCCATAATCATCTTCTCACGTTGCAGCGCCAACTCAGCTTGCATCTGCTCACGCTTTAACTCAAACTCCATCGCCATCTTTTGACGATCAAGTTCGAGTTCCTGCTGCATCTTCATCATCTCTGGGTCAGGCTGCGGGGGTTGCTGCGCTTGCATCTGCGCTTGCTGCTCAATCATCGCCGGAGAGTTAAAGAACAGATCAGCGTCCTTGAAGCCGCCAATCTCAGCGATAGACCGCAGAGTATTAACGTACTGAGACATTGATACGACAGGGTTTTGCGGCCCAAGCTGCATCAGGATTTGCTC